TAACTAACATTTCACACACAATTAATACGTATAACCAATTCACACCATCTAATATAACACCAACAAATAGACTTTGTAAAACAAAAACAATAATTGCACCAATCATACCCCAAAGAAAACTCCCATATGACCACCTGAGAAATTTGTATTTACTGAGTGCAAGAACTTTTCCTTGTCCGTATATATCCCCTGCTAATGCATCATAAATCTTATCATCAGTCATCAATTTTTCTGCATAATCATCCTTATACTCATCTATTGGTAGATGTGCAAAATGCCCAAAAAATAACGGATTAAAAAATGGAGATTTTCTATCTATATCTCCTGTTGCATCTTTTGGATAGGCTGTTTTTGGAATTATTGCAAATATTGCAAAGAGAAGAGCAAAGAAACAACCAAATGCAAATGTCAGAAGAGGCCATTTCATCAATTCATTATCAAGATTTGCAATCGTTACAGAAAAAACAATAGATGCAACCGTAATCATTATGTTGGCTTTTGCATCTGCCATCAACCCCAATCTCATTTGATTGCCATGATTGATTCGCAGAATATTATCTACCGCAGTACGATCTTCTGGTACTCTAGAAAAGTGATTTTCTTTTTCGTCTTCCTCACCATTATTTTTAGAAAAGGGAGTAACTTGGCCCATATTTCCTTACTTTAGTGGTGGGGCATATAATAATCCTCCATGAATATATAATTTGTTCAATCCACGTTTCAGCCCCAACGGAGTATTTTCTCCCACGTTTCGTTCATATATTTCTCTATAATTTCCAACTTGTTTGATAATATCATAAGACCAAGTTGCATCCAATCCAAGTTTTGCTCCAAGATGTGGATGGTCTATTCCATTTAACTCACCCATAAATCGTTTAATACTTGGGTCAATATTGTTTTTATAATTGTCTATATTCTGAGAATCAATCCCCATTTCTTCTGCAATAAACAAAACATAAATTGTCCAACGAACTATATCCGACCAACGTTGGTCACCATATCTCACAACTGGGCCGAGTGGTTCTTTTGAAATAATCTCAGGAAGAATCAAGTGTCTTTCGGGATTTTTAAAACCCAATCGGTTTGATGCAAGACCCGACCTATCCGTTCCATACATATCACATTTACGGTCTAAATAATAATCTTTTGCTTTTTCACCTACTGGCACTACAACTGGAACATACTGTAAAAAATGTTTTGTAAAAAAATCCTTAGTATTTTTTGCAGCAGTTCCAGTTGAACTATAACATATTCTTGCACCCTCCATCTGTTTTGCAGATGAAACTCCAAGAGTTTTTCTTACAATGAATCCCTGACCATCATAATAGGTAGTGGGCATGAATTCTAATTTTTTAAGAACATTTCTAGTATACGTATACGTAACAGTGGCCGATACAACATCAACCGTTCCATCTATCAAATAACTAAATCTTGTTTTACCGTCTATTATTTCAAATTCAACACTATTTCTATCCCCAAATACAGCTATAGCAATTGCCCTGCAAATGTCTATATCAAAACCCCTAAAGTTTAATGCACCCAATTCTTCATCCCAAATTTCTTCCCCAAACCCCGGCATAGAATCTTTAGCGCCACATATTACATGGCCTCGTTTTTTTACTCTATCATATGTTGCACTGTAAGTTGGATTATATTCTGGTTTGGGTTTATTTTCTTCTTCCTCCATCCACATTTTTTTGACCGCCTCTTTTTCGGTCATAGACATCTTACTGTGGTCGTGAGATTTCATTTCTTCACCATCTGCAACAGAACCAGAAACAAATAACCAGAATACCCACACCATTGCAATGAAAACTTTACCCACCATTATCATTGTAATGCCCGATATATTGCTAACAATTCTTCGTCAGAAATTGGTGTAGATAATGTATAATATCTCTGATGCCCGACTGACATGAAGGATTTAATATCAGAAAAACTAGGATATTTCATGAGTAGATTATGAAGAAGATAATCTGGACTCAAATGACAAGATGCACACTGATTATCTTTTGCAAATACCCTTGTTGATTTTTTAAATCGTTCCGATTGGACTAATACTGAATTGAGGTCTTTTTCCATCCATGTGACTTTTTCATTAATGTCTGGAATAACCATGAAAATTAAATATACTAATAATCCAATAATCATGTATATCCATAATTTGCTTGAAACAACTAGGTCTTTGGTTTCCACCTCTATTTGTTTTACTGGTTCCAACTCCATCACATCAACATTCTCATTTGCTTTTTTCTTTGTTGCTTTTGTTTGTTCAGCCATAATCTACCTCACTTCTTTCCCGCTTCGTTAAGTTTCTTAGTGATTTGTTGTTGAAACCACTTGAGAACTATTGGTATACTTACGTTTGAAGTCAGGCCGAATAGATATCCCACGGGGTATCGATAACTCGCATATGCGGCAAGTTGTGGCACATTTGTAAATACAATAGTTATAAGCAAATACCCTGTCACTGACATTCCCATATTAATTAATAAATCAAGTAGTATTAACCATTTATTGTCTGCATATTTGTCTTTATTGTCTGTTCTATAATTAAATAGAAATATCCAGAATGATGAAAAAATGACTAATCCTATCATCAACAATTCTGAACTATTAAATAAATCATTCATCTTTACGATTCTCTTGTTTGACTAACTTCAACAATTCGGCGGTACTTCCTACGAACAATGCATTAGTCACGTTTTGCGCTCTACCAATATCTTGGCGTTCTTTATCATTTTCTATCTGATTTTTCTTACGATGCAGTTCCATGAGTTTTTCTTGGGCATCGGTCATGTTTTTGAGAAGTTGACCGAATACCTCAAAGGCTCTGGGAGATTCTTCTGCTTTTGCAATTTCCAGAAGTTCTTCCATTGCATCTCTACCTTTTTCAATTACATCATACATATTTTCACGAGCATATTGAAAATCATTATCTTTGTGTTCGTTTTGATTTTCAATTACTATGGGAACATTTGTATTAGTATCCATATTATTTAGAACATTTGTTGGTTGTGTAGATAATTCATCTACCAAATCCAAATGTTTTTCAATTCTCTGTTCTATTATTTTTTTCTTTTTTTTCATATATTATTTCACTTACGTATCAGTCCCACTCACAGGGTCATGTGTTTTTCCAGCAGGAAAGAACGAAAAGGTTTCACTAAATCCAAAATCTTCATCTGTTATATTTGTAGTTTTTGGTGCAACTGTAGCTCTACTCACTGTAGCTCCTGCAACGGCTTTTTCGTTTGAATCTTCTGTCAAAATCCTCATTCGAGTTGAATCATCATAATCATGACTATCCAATATGAAATAATTTGTTGAATAAGCGGTACTATCTTCTGTAATAATATATACTGGTTCTTCTGCCAATGTATCCGACATAAGATGGGTATCAACTGTGACAGAAGTAATAACTTTTGCATTATCGGCAACATCTGGATATAGATAACTTTTCATGAGAAAACTCAATGTCCAAATAATTGAACGCCGAGTTGCAAAATCACCTTCGTATGAATCTTCACTTGTTACCGAATTGAGAACCAATGGTATATCCATTTTTATGCCCATGGAAGATACCAATGACATTGTAACTGTAAATTCGGGTGTAAAAAATGGAAGAATTTGTTCTAAGATTTGTGTTCCATCTTCTGCATTTTTTACAAAAATATAAAGTGAAAAGTCATAATTATAAGGAACTGGATTGTATTGTTTTTTCAATCCTGTCGTTCCACTTTTCACATTGCGCCCCACCGTATTGAGTTTTCTCATACCATCATACGACATTGCAGTCAACTCAAACCCCATCCTTGGAACAGTCAATGCTACTTTTGGATTGAGACTTGGGTCACCACTAATACGAACCAACATTTTGTCTTTAGGCCCGTAAGAAAGTGGAATTTTCAAAGATTCCACAACTGCACCCGATGAATCTGTTCGCCGAACTTCTATATTATTAAAAAGAGAACCAAACGCCACCACCATCTTCCGACTAGTTTGGTGATAAAAATATGTTCCAAACATTATGGATTTTCCCCAAATGGATTAGATTCTGTGAAATCAAATACTGAATCTGCATCAATTTCAAATTGTTTATTACTAGAAACTTGAGTTGATGTCGAATCATCAATAGTCTGTAGTGTTTCTGTTGTTTCAGTCGTTGTTTGTGCAACCGAATAAGTTCCAGTAGCAAGAGAATCTGCACCTGTAACAATTTCACCAATAGTAAAATTTCCAGTAAGATTGATGAGGTAAAGATAACTCGTAGACGAATCCCATCTTGCAACTTCCGCTATCTTAGAAGAAGTTCCTCCTGTAACAGTTTCCCCTTCTGTAAATGTTCCAGAAACAGAAGTCAATTCAAATGTGCGAACTAATGATTGTTTCTGTTCAATTACATCAACCTCTTCTATACCAGTATCAATTTTCTCATCAGAATATGTAAAAAGTTCACAAGTCAAATCAAATGTTGGAAGAGCACCTGTCTGATAAAAAGGAGTTTCGTGT